TGTCTCCATGCCCAATCTCAAACATACTTTCAGACTCATCATAACGTAATTCACCCTTAACAGTGTTTGAGCTACCATTTGTAAATTGAAGAATGGCATCATCATTTGACCCATTATCATCTTTATCGGTTTGTATCTTAACTACATTATAAGAATTTGAAGTAAGGTTTGTACCTGTGCTTGTAGTCGTTAGTGTACCATCAATAGATAAACCACTGTCTTTGAGTGTAGCTAAATCTTTAGACTTACCCATTAGGTAATCTCCAAAATGCTCATAATGACATCGCAAGATGACGCCGCGCTAGACGTAACTTTTACGCTATCACCAGTTTCCATAACGACTTTTTGATCACCACCAACTACGACCAGAGAGCCACCACTAGGCACTGTTGCGGTTTTAACCATGAAGTGATCATTAGACCCATCATTTAGCGCAACATCTACTGTAATAGCTGCCGTTGTACTGTTAGAACAAGTAAGGCCAATAATGGTTGTTTGCGTAGAAGCTGCCACCGTGTAACTGCCTACAGCCGTTGCAGATGTTCCTATGTTTCTGCTTAGTTTTCTTTTAAACGTGTTTGCCATTTTCTATCCTAACGCAATCGCCATAGCTACTGGAACCGCCGCACGAGCATCAAAGTCATCTGCCGCCAGTGTAATAAAAACTGTTGATGTACCAGAAAGATTTAACAAAGAACCCGTGGAGCTAGACGTTAAGGTTCTGCTTAGAGTTGTGCCACTATGCGTATATGTGCCAGTGCCAATCTCGTAGTCGTTTCCGCTTTCTATAACGTAACGCACACTGTCACCATCACTTACACCGCCATTTGCAAAAGTCCTAAATCCAGTGACAGCATTGCCCAACGTAATCGTGCCTGTGCCTGTCGTAGTCGTTGTGACCTTTACTCTGTCTGCTACTTTTACCATCTACTAGCTCGGATCTGGTATGCCTATATCTAATGCAGATATATCGAATAAGTTACCACTGTTAACAGACTGAGAAGCATTTAAAGCGCCTGTCACTAACAACCTACTGTTTGACGTATCTGTAATTGCAAAATGTGTTGCTGTTCCTGTGCCTGTCACAGAAGCATCGCTGATTGCCGCCAAAGTCACTTTACGTCCTCCGCCCGTCCTGTCGGCTGGTGAACCTATACTAATGCTGGTTGTATTGCCTAAAGTATATGTTGATGTGGCCTCTGCATATGTTGTTGCTTCTTGGCTTGTAATGTCAAACCTGTTGGCCTCTGTGTCGAGTACCGTCAATCCGTTATCCAGTATTCTGTCTGCTATACTTGCCATCAGTAACTCCTTATCTTGATGCGCTGACCCGTACCACCTAACTTAGATCTTTCATTCTCTGAATTAATATCACTAATTGCCTTCAAATACAATGCTGACCAGGTTTGTATTCTTTGGTCATCTGCTAAGTATGGAGCCGAATGAATTAACGAACCATACAAATATGCATCAGGAAATCGTGTTAATATCCAGTTAGATGTAGTTGAATTATTTAGGCTATCTATCTTTTCATAGTATGCCATTTCTAAAGTGTATGAAGCATCCGGGGAAGGCCACACCTCAATAGAACCATCAATAATAGCATAGTTTTGCGGTCTACCAGTGGCGTTATTATTAGTCATCCGAAGCCTGGCTATTTCATGACTGCTTACACCTTCTACGGTTGAAGTATTACCATCTGTGATCATAAATCTAATTGGTTCTACAAAATCGTTCGGCAATGCAGTGTATTGTGTATTTAAAACAGCAGTAGCTCTTTTTTCCATGTCCCAATGACGGATCTCCCGGTTCATTTGAGCTTCTGCCAAATCAATAAAATCATCTATTGAGCTTGTTAAATCATCTCTATTAAGAAAATCAGCAATAGCTGTTTTTAAATTTGCATATGTATTTAGCGCCATTTTAATAACCTCTTCGCAAATTTTCTAAGTATTGACTTACCTCATCAATCATTTGGTTGTCTACTCTTTGTGCAATGTAAGGTGACATCATAAATGATCTTTGATCACCAGAAGTAGCTATTCCAGCGTTTCTCCTAGCATTAAAAAAGTCTCTAAAAATTAATTCTGCTGGAACATTTTCCACAAGCTTTCCAAGATAATCACCTTCTATCTGACTGTCATAACTTTTATGCGGCATCACACCACCGTAGTTTCCATATTTTGCATCATCCATAGATAGTAATCCACCACCTCTAGCTCTACCAATTGATTGCCCTGTGGCAAAGTAAGGTGTTCTTTGCAATGAAGGATCTGTTATAGCTGCCCGGACTGCACCAACAAAAGGAAAACCATCTTCAAGATAGCTTTTTTTATCCATTTCCTGCCATAACAAACGTCTATTTGTCCCTGTCATATTTTCTAACAAATAACGTCTAGCATCTGGGCTTAAAATGCCAGGCCACTTCTTGTCACCTGGTGTAATTTTTTTATCGTACTTGTTACCTGTGTTTTTTACGAAATCATCAAACTTTTTTGCTGCTTTTTTAGATATAGGTGATTGTTCGATTAAACCCATCATAGCATCTGACATGTGATGTGAGAAATCTGCTGACTGACCGCCCATTGCTGTATAAATCATAAGAGGATCTGCACCCTCTTCAATTAACTTATCATAAAATTTAGCCTTTTTTTCCATTGCTCCTTTCTCAGAAGCCCATAATCCAGTGTTTAGATACCTCATAAAATCGTGACCACCCTGCATTTCGACAGGCTTTGTAAGCTCTATACCACCAATATGCGTAAGGACTTTACCTCCGTAGGTTCTATCACCATATGCCGGGGTTAACAGGCTACCTTTAAATTCTGATATATCACGTTCAATGACAGGCATCATTTCACTAGGTGATTTTTCTGTAGTAAAAGGTATTCGCTCTACATAAGTTGGTAGTTTTTGTTCACTTAGCATTGCCGGGTCTAATTCTATTTTATTAACCCTCTTTACTTCATCGTCAATTAATGGATTTAATAAACCACCAAATTTTGCTCTGTTTGCTGCAATAACCGCATCATCTATCCCAGGAACTAAACCACCCCCAAACATTGCAGTGCCAGCTACATTAAAAGCTTCTCCTGTCATGTCCTCTGGTGGTATTAATCCTTGCGCTGCTGCTTGTGGAGCATCTATAGCTCTTGCAACAGGCTCCACTAAATTTGCTAAGAACGGCCCTATACCTTCATATTCAATTGTATCTGTCCCATAAACAGGCTCTTTTGAAAACAAACCACCTAACACTGGACGCCTGTTACGATTTGCTAAGTCTTGCTCGTTTTCTTTTATAAAATTAAACAGACCTCTAAAGATACTAGCATTTTGTCTTAACGATCTTAACTCGTCTGATACTGACATTACCACTTAACCTTGTTTGCCCAATAAGCCGCCGACATTTTGCCTTTAGCGATATTTTTTGCGTGTCTTGCCTTAAATGACTTAGCTCTTTTTGTCATAGTTTTATCGCCTGTCTTGCCCTGTTGACCAAAGCGAATAGTTTTGACTTTGCTGCCCTCTTTTGCAACAACCACATGTGATTTAGTAGGGTGATTTGGCGTCCTTTTTGGTTTGTTGTAACCACTAACACCAGCACGTTTGAGGCGGCTATCTTTCTTCTTTTCACTCATTTACCTGGAGTATTCTGCATATGGCAACGTACCATTTTGCTCTAGTATATAATCCATATATCTTGAATGGTCATCTACTGATACATCATCCGGGACAGTTAGCATTAAACGATTAAATCTTTCTAATCTTTGCTGCGGTGTTTCCGATACACCTATCGTATCAACAGCGGCTGCTGACATATTATTCATCATTGGTATTGTTAACTCATCAGGCGAAGTCATCATATCAGCAGTGTTATACTGGGTAAGTGGAGTAACATTATTAAATGGAACCATACTTAACTCTTGTGGATTTGGGTTAGTATTAACTACTGTTGCTGATGCTACTGGTTGAGTTTTCATTAATCCTACTGATTGTGGTCCTTCATAGTATCTAGTTTTTGGCGTAGCTTCCCGGCCTGACAATTTATCCATTAGATTGCCAGCCATACTAATCATACCACCACCTTCAAACTCACCACCACTATGCTGGGGTCCACCGCGATCAGTCATATCAGTAAAATCTCTAAAACCTATTTGCTCTCTTGGTGTTTCGCTTTGACCATATGGCCTAATCTTTGCAACATTTAGTAATGCTGAAATTGGACCAGCGCCTTTAAAAAACGTGTCGTTAGTATCATAACCACCGCCATCCATCATATCCCTGAATGCAGGGACATATTCACCTAATGCATATTTTTCGTGATTAGGATTAGTATTATAATAACCATAACGGCCATCTGTATTATATTTTTGAACAAAACTTTGCCCTACTTCTGTAGTAGGATCTATTCTAGCTGGACCACCACCTTTTGGGCCACCGCCGCCACCCTGCCTTGCAACAGGATTATCATTTTTAGGAAATGCAGGACCTGGGACTGTCTTCGGTCTAACTCTTGGCCTTAGTGATTTTGGTATACCACTACTACCCGGATTGTGTCCAGAAACGTGTGGCATTACTTCTTACGTCCTTTTTTCTTTTTTCCATAATGTGAACCTGGCATTACTTCTTCCCCTTCTTCTTTTTAGGTTTCTTTGCAGTCTTTGCAGCATCTCGAAAGTTTTTTGCAGTTGGTCTGCCTTTTTCACCAGGCCCCCTCATGCGTTCTCCGCTTCCTGCTTTTATTCTACGTCTTTTAGCATTTATATTGTCGTATAGACCGCGCTTTTTCTTTCTAGGCATTCGCAAAAACTCCTATTTTCTGCCACCCTAGCACATTATGCTATGCCACGCAAATTCCTTCTTAACGGTTCACCCCAATTTGTTTCTGGCTGGTGACCCACTGCTAAATATCTAAAACTATCTGCTGCATGTGAGGTATAATCATGCAACGGTCTACCCCTCCAGGTTTTTAATCTTTCATCAAATTCCCGGCGATATTGCCGTAAACATTCTAAACCTCTACCTACGTTTTCCTCATCAAACCAACACCTGGCAATCATAGACCGGGCTGCTTGTATTCCATCATCAACACTTAACCTTGGCGCTATCGTAATGTTTCTTACACCCAGCGCCTCTAATGTTTCTAGTCTGGACTTTCCTGTTCCTAACTCCCTTACTTGCACATCGTGCGGTAAAATATGCTCAGAATAATGGTAGCCAAACTCCGTTAGTTTTTTTGCATAGTGATCTAAACCAACACCTGAACTTTCATAATATCGAATTATTCTTATCTCTTGGCCTACAAATTGTGCAAAGAATAACGCTGTACTGTCACCAATACCCAGGTCCCATGAGACCGTTACACCTACAGCCGGGTCATAAGGTACGGTTGTAATTCTACCGTCTGCCATAGCTTCTTTCATTTCTACAGCATAGTAAGCACCAACTATCGCACTTTCAAAAGAACACTCAAACTCTGCCTCATACCTATCATCACCCATTGTTCGTTTTGCTTCTGCTAACTCTTCCGGGTCCAATATATCTGTCTCTGATGCCTTAAACATTCGACAATACCAATCCGGGTGTGTCTTTGCATATTCGTACATTTCATAAAATTCATTGCGGCCTTTTGGTGTGCCGATCATTGTTATCTTGCCTTTACGATCTACTGTAGCTGGCCTGATAACACTAGGATAAGCTGATACCGGAAAGTCAGCAAACTCATCTAGCACAACATGATCGAACATTAGACCCCGGAGTGCCAGGTAATTGTCTGCACCAAATAATCTAAATCTAGATCCGTTAGGAAAATCTATTCTTAACTCCGAATGATTTACTTTTATAAATGGTATATCTTGTGTGTATTCTAGAGCATAATCCCAGGCTACAGCTTTGGCCTGGCTAAGATATGGTGCTATGTACGCCACCCGGACATTAGGCTGATCTATTTCAAAGCATGACTGTATCAAGTCGTTTACAGCAGCTACAGTCTTACCAAAACGTCTATGAGCTACAATAATAGCAAACCGTTCTTTACGGTTGTGAAAATCTCTCGCTAACTCTCTGGGCTTGTAATTATGTTCTATTACTTCCCAGCTATCGTCTACTTCTGCCATTTTATAATAAACTTATGTTCCCCACTATCACCCGATCCTGTTACTTGTAGAGGTAACACCTTGCCCATTAATGACATATAAGCGCTGGGGTTTTCTTCTGCCTGGTGTTCTAGGTAACTTACTAACCCTTCCTTACCAAACTTATTACCAGCACGTTCCGCTGCTTCGAGTATAGCGTCTTTCAGTAATTTACTATTTTTATTTATTGCACCTTTGGGTCTGCCCTTACCACGATTTCCCGTATTTTGGCCTATTTTATTCGTTTGTTCTTCTTTTGTACTCATATGTCCGTCCTTACTAGGGTCCTACCATATGTAGTATACGTTAGCTTATTTACTACTAAAAGAAAACCCCCACCAGCCTGTGGGAACCGATGGGGGCTAGTACCTCAATCATGAAGCTCCGATAATGTTATGCCAATAAACACCATCTCACAACTAAGGTAGGCTCTAGTGTAGGGAGGTTTCACGAAAGAGCCTATGAAACCATTACCACACTTTAACCTATTTTAACATTACTAAGATACTCTTTGTATGGTTGTAAATCATGTTCTTGAATTAACCCTGCTCTTAGCATCTGATCTGCAAACTTTCCGTTAATATAATTTTCATCTACTGCCTCACCGTTTTGTATACGCTTTGCATTAATTTTGAGAGGATCAGGAGTATACTTATTATCACCCGTTAAATTTCTTAACTCTGGACGTTTAGGTGCAATGTCTTTTGCTGCCTGGCTAATTTGTTTTGCTGTAGGCCAAGATCTTGTTTCCAAGCTTCCTAACAATTGCTCTTCAAAATCTTTGAACCAAACAGTGTATCCTCTACCTGGAGCTAATCCTATAATTCTTTTAACAAGAAACTCTGCTTCTGCTTTCATTGCTTCAGTATCACCAGCTACAGCCCTTGGTGCGTTTAACCTGGCTAATACTTTCATAGTAAGATTTCTTAGCTCGTCATTTCTTTGATTATTCATAGCTTAACCCCATGTCTTTAAGAACAACATTTTTAATACTAACAACTTTACCTTCAATATCATCTTTCCACCTCTGTTGATTTAACCAGGTTGTCGGATGTGGAATAAATTGTTTATCTTGACCCTCACAAGCTTTAGCAAATCTTTTTGTTGCTTCCAATAACTCATCAAAATTTGTTATGTGACAAGCTTTAGCAAATGCTGGTGATGCTTTATACTTCCCTACTTTTCTAGGATAGACCTTCCACCACTCTTCAAAGTCAGCAATGGTTTGTTCTATATTTCTGACCAATACTATTTCTCTTCCAGGGTTATTACTTCCAAGGTTATTGGCTGGCAAATCCTGCACCCCTGGGGTAGCATATTCTGCATCCCCACCTGGCATATCATGCACCCACTCTTCTGATAAATGTAATAGATAATTATTTGATGTTTGTTGCCCATCATCCCGGTAAGAATGTTCGACACTTATTAATCCACAAGCCTTTAGGTTTTGCAGATGGTTTTGTACAGATCGTTTAGATATTTCACATAGCTTCGATAACCTACTTAGGCTGGGGAAGCATCTGTTTGTTTCTGCGTTGTGATGATCGGCAAGCCAATACAAAAGTATTTTAGAGTATGGCGGCAAGCCTCTTTGTTTCATTGCTAATGCGGTCATATAATGTGACATTTAATTTACCTCTTTCTAATATTAATTTCTTAGTCTATCTTCGCACTAAGGTTTATCCACGCCTGTGATAATCCTTTTTACCTCACACTGGCCCACTTTTATAGTGGGTCTTTTTTTTAATTCGGACTATCAAAATAATCTGATAGCGTCTTAACAGTTTCATACTGTGCATCACCAACACCATCACGCAAACGATATATAGTCCAACGTGAGATACCAGTTTTCTTAGATACAGCAGCAATATTCCTGTCACTTTTCAATATTTTTTGAATATATTCCAAAGTTAACATTCTATCTGGGTACACTTTTTTTTCCTCTTTTTTTGCCATTAAGGTTGTATTTAGGCTACAAATGATTATATTGCAAGACACACACTAAAAAAAATAACGAGGTAAAAATGGATAAAAGACGGATAAACTATGTATCTCATTTGCATATTACTGCTTCTGTATACAAAGCTATGGTGAAGCTTCACATCAGTCCATTTGAAGCAAAAGAAATTATTAATGCCATACAAGACGGTGTTAATAGTGCAAACTCTTATGATCAGCAACTTAGAAGGGAGATGGGAGATGTCGAATAAAAAAGTAAAATCAGTGTGGGAAGTGTTATCAAAACACCCGGTCACAGAAAAGATCGAAAAGAAATGGTACAAAGACAAGTCAGGCAAGCCATACAGCCTTAGTTATTTGTCATGGGCCTGGGCATGGGGTGAGGTTAAAAAGTTTTACCCTGAAGCAACCTATACAATCCATGAGGATATTATCTATCCAAACAATACCGTAGAGGTCCGGGTAAGTGTTACCATAGAAGGACAGGAGCATATGATGTGGCTACCTGTCATGGACTTTAAAAACAATTCAAAAGCTAGTCCAACATCCAGAGAAATAAGTGATGCACGAATGCGCTGCTTAGTTAAGGCTATCGCTATGCATGGTCTAGGTCATTATATTTATGCTGGTGAGGATTTACCAGAAAATGAAATTGAACCCCCGGTCAAAGAACAAAAACAGATTATGGAATTATCTACTCAAGATCGTGTGGATACCGCCATAGAGTTTTATGAAAATTGTACCGCTGAAAGTTTTGAGAAGGGAGAAAGTAACTTTACTAAATTACTAAACCGAAAAGATATTACTGAAGAACAGTATAACCAAGTTGTGGAAGCACGAGACAAAAGAAAATTGGAGTTAGAAATATGAAAGCTATTACAATCGCAGGGCGTAGCACTAAAGACAGTGAAGTTCGTCAGAAAGAGGGAAGGGAGTTTGCAACCTTTTCTCTCGCAGTTGCAGATGGATATGGACAAAACAAAGGAGTAATGTTTTTTGACGTTATCACAAGTAACACAAAGCTTGCTGCCTACATTAAGAAAGGTAAACAGGTTGTCGCTAGTGGTGAGCTAAAGACAAGAGAATATAACGGTAAAACCTATCTATCTGTTAGTGCCAATCATTTAGAATTAATGGGTGGGGGTGACAGACAAGAACAGTCAACTATGCCGCCAGCGCAAACAAATGCACAAGTAGAGGGTGCTAACCTAATGGATCTAAGCAACACAGATCCAGCCGAACGCCAGGTCACTAAAGATGACTTAGACTTTGACGATGAGATACCATTTTGACTTCATTACAAGTATACCTTAGAGATGGGCAGTTACTGCCTGTCTCACAATATGACGCTGAACAACTAGAGGATGCAAAGCAGGGGCAAGCGTACAATCTTAAACCTACTGGCTCCAGATCTAATCCGCATCACAATCTTTATTGGTCAGCGCTAAGAAACGTCTGCAAGGCTACTGGTAAGTGGCCTACAGAAAAACATCTGCATGAAGAGCTAAAATTTGCGTGTGGATACTATAAGTTAAAATATAATGCTATTGCCGGGAAGCACATGCAGATTTCCGATAGTATACAATTTAGCAAAATGAACCAGGCTGAGTTTCACCAGTATTTTGAAATGGCTATGGCTAAACTAGCAGAGGCAATCGGATATGACCCACTTGAAAGTTAGGTTAAACAGGCAAGAAATGCTGGAGTGTAGACAAGCAGCTACACTTCGATGGCAACTATCTAGAGCTATGGGAGTTCCAAACCAGAGAAAAGATGGCAAAAGAAATGATAACGATGTAGATCAACTAGGCATTAAAGGTGAGACTGCTGTAGCAAAAGTATTAGGCTGTCAGCATAACGTATTTCAATATAGCTCAGATTACGGCGTAGATATGTTCCTGGGTGATATAAGCATAGATGTTAAAACTACCTTCCATCAAAATGGTAAACTGCTTTTTAAATCGTTAGATGCATTTAAATCCAAATGTTCTGTTTTAGTAACTGCATCAGATGAAGAGGATGTAATGATTATAGCTGGCTACATACCAAAAAAAATTTTCAAAGAAGAGGCACAACATGAAAACTTAGGTGGATACGGACCTTGCTATACAATGGAGCAAATTTATTTGAGACCTATCGAAAGCCTGTGGAAAATATATCAAGAAATGAGATTTGAATGAATTTGGCTAACAAACCACCATTGGGTCAAAAACAACCTAAGAAAAAAAAGAATGAAAAGTTTCTCAACAAGATAAGAGAAATGCGCTGTTGCGTATGTCAAAGATTTGGCGAGGTACAAAACTCACCGACAACAGCACATCATCCGATACATGACAGATACAGCACTAGCAAAAGATCAGATGGTGAAGCTATCCCCCTCTGCGAAGGACATCACCAAGGTTTATGGGATAACTCCAAGATTGCTATACATAAAGAACCCAAATTATGGCAAGAGACATATGGCCCTGATTGGTCCTATTCTGTCCAAGATATAGACACATAAATCACTGGTCCTTTATCCGGGTGACAATAGACCTTTTTAGCATCAATGCTGGTTACTTGTTTATCTGAATAGTAAACAACATTTTCTAGTCCATCACCCACTGATTTTACAATGTTGTCTAAATCAGGCTTACAAGTTGGTTTTATGACACCATATTCTGCCTCCAATCTTTTTATTTTAGACCAAGATTTAGGTATTTCCATAAATGCTTTTACTTCCATGTGAACAAATTTTTCTGTTGGCTCTAGCTTTTGTTCCTGCATTACTGACCAAGCCGCTGCATGGATACGTTGCTCATACTCCCTGGTTTTAGGAGGGGTATACACTTGCCCGGTCCTAGTAAATCGAGGTCTACCCTTGCCAACAGGCTGACCTGATACCTCAAACTCTACTTTGTTAATTTTCTGCAAATTTATATCCCCAATGGTTTCTAATAAATTCAACGATTTACTCCCTATAATCACTATTTTGAAAAAAAAGTTAGTTTTTTTTAATTTTTTTTACAATCCTCCCTTGATATTTGTAGCACCGATACTACATATATAATATAAGGTAAAAAGGAGAAAAAAATGAACACCTACCAAATAGTCGAAGAAAGATACGAGCCAACACCAAACACCGCTGAGTATGGTTATGGTGATTATTCTAAAAGAAAAGTTGTTGTGCTTGCAGAGGTACAAGCTGACAGTGAGAAAGAAGCAAAGAAGTTAGCTAAACAAATCAACAAAAGCATCCGTTTTTCAGGTATCAACGGCGCATGGGTAAGGGAGATATAATTATGATTAAGTTAACTGAAAACGAGGCTAAAATATTATTGCAATTAGCAAAGATTGGTTCAGAAAATTTAACTTTAGAAGTTCTTAAAACAACAAGAGACAGACTTGATCTATTAAATGTTGAACAGGTTTTAAGATTTTGCAACCCAGTAACTGACAAAGCACCAGGTAAAACTTACAAGCCAACAATAGAAATAAACGTAGCTGGTGAAAGAGTTGCAGGATTAAACGGTAAAAAATGGAAATTGCAGATTTAAAAAAATAAAAAAACTTTAGGTGCTGCCCTTGTAATTGTAGCACCTAATCCCCATATAAGTAGTATAGAGGTAACAAGGAGATAAGAAATGTTAGAAGTAAATACAAAAGTTATGATTGAAAGTAGTAGGTTACACAGAGGATCGCATGACGGACAAATAGGTACAATCGTACAAATTCATCATAACAATGTTTTTGTTCTTGTTAACGATACCATAGCTTGGTTGTTCGATGATGAAGTAAGGGAGATATAAAAATGACTAATCGAGAAGAAACAACTGAACAACTTTATGTTTGTTTTTTATGGCAAGCTTTAACTGGTGGTTATTTTGCACCTGCTGGAGTTGACGATCTAGAAGCAGCAAAAGGATTTGCAGAAGATTTAATCCGTGAACATGGTGAAGATTATCCACTTAACAAACTTAACAGGGAGGTAATGGAACTAATCATAAATAACGAAAAACCAGAAATATTAAGGGATGAAAATAATGTTGCTTAATGAATTTCTGGCCGGGTTAGTATTTGCTGCTTTTACAGTAGCAATACTACTAGCCTAAAAAAAATTCTTGTAGGCTATTGAATTGTAGCCTATAAGATACTTAATGTAGTAACATACTAAACAGTGAGGTAAAAAAACTAGTATGGAAAATTTTACAGATCATCAATTACAATTATATGCAACGCTTGTTGGAATGCGTCCAGGTACTATGGGTGTGCAACAGCTTGCAAATGTACAAAGCAAAGTAGCTGACATATTTAAAGACGAGTTGGGTATTGAATTTTCCCATGATGAACAAGGTGATGTATTGCACCAAATTCTTGTCGATTATGATATGATCAAAATTACACATAAGCCTGTTAAAAGAGCTAACGAATATAACGAGGCTTTATAATGCGTAGACAAGCCACATATACCACTAGTTGTTTTCTTGAGGTGTGCGTTAAGGGTCTACCAATTAAGATCTGTGCGGAAGCGGTAGTTGACTACCGTGACCGCATTATCGAACACGTTGATATTTACCTGGAAAATGGACGTAAGCACAAAGCTTTTCTAAAAGCAACTGATGCATACAAACTGCCAGAACGTATTAAGGCATATATCGAAAAGCAGTACGAAGAAGATATAGGCTGGGCTTTAGAGGAGAGTTTATAATGGCTGATAAGATTGCAATAATGAACTATAGCATTGACGTAACTGAATTAGATTATGACAGTGCTAAATTCACCTCGATGCCAGGCACTAAAGCAGAAAAGAAATTTATTTTAGTGCTTGATTATATCGAGAACCGTTGGGATTTATGGAGCGGTCATCAAACCGATTGGGTAGAAAATGCTCTTATAAGTGGACGAATTAATCACAAGAGTTGCATTTATAAAATTCTACCAAAAGTTTTACGATTTATAGATGATCGTGACCATGAGCAAATTGCTGCATAGTGATTTAAACCCTGCCGACAGGGAGCTTCTACGCTTCCTGCGGCGTCAAGTCGATAACCTACAAGATCGACTGTACGGGCATGATCATCACCCGGATATAAAAAACGATCTTTGGAGAGCCAGGGAAGAACTAAAACAATTTACATTAAAACTAAGACGAAATGGGGTAAAAATATGATAGACTTTAGACGAGAGCTTATGAAAGAGTTAGGAAGGATACCTACTGAAGCTGAGATAGGTGAACACATGGCAAAAGTTATTGGGTCACACACTAAACTACAAAGAAAGCAAAAAGAAAATAGTGTCCAAAGTTCTCCTGCAATACAAAAAAGTAGATTAGATGGTAATGCCCATAGACGCAAAGATAGTATTCAGGCATCGCCAAGAGTTCGAACGATTAATATTTTGCTTGGTTATGATTTAACAAATGCACAAATAGCCAATGCGTTAAATTTACCAGTGCATACTATATCCGATACAATTTATCGGTACAGATTGCCTAGAAAAGAAGTTTTATCTGTAAACGGTAACAAGAAAAATGTGGTGGGGAGCTAGGCCGTAGCCTATGTCCACCCTCGTGAAACTCCCCGAAAGGGGTCATAACATAAGGAGATTAAAACACAATGGAATTTTTTCATCTACTGGTTATCCAATACATGGTAAGCGGTCACCGACAAGAAACTAAAATATGGTTTCCTAGTGAGGATGCTTGCTGGAGTGTACTAGTAGATAGGAATAGTCTTTACGATAAAATAAATGGTGAAGCTGGCTGGTGTATAGACAGTGAAATACCATCAAAAATCGTAAAGCCGAAACTTAGACCTTGGTGAAAACATGAGGTTTAAGTGGTAAGCTATGAGTGCCAGGGTGGTTTTTGACGTAGCTCATTCTTGGACCCTAACCATAGCAGCCTGGGCCTAAACTCCTTCATGGTGACCAGGTAGTGTAACTGAATGAGTGGTTGCACTTAAAAGAACAGCGAGGGCGGTTGTGTACCCCTGTCAGACTGTCTTTCTAGCGCAGTGAAAGACAGTAGTGTAACCTGACATGAGGCGGCGTATATCTTGGTTGGAGCCAGGCGCTGGGCGTCCTCGCTTTTTATATAAGATAGGTAAAGATTTTTTTAGTTTCTTTCATCCTATGGTCTAAGCCGATTGTACCACCATTAATTTTTTTAGTGATACGGGTAATAGTGTCATCATTGACGCCATTATCTGCGATCTTCCACAAACCATTTTTCTGGAAAAACCAAATAGCTGTATCCATCGGATATTTTGTTTCGATGATTTCTGGGTTCTCTAATATTTCCGGGTCACCCATATCATCAGAAAAGGCTTTTACATTGTTATAGCCCGTCAATTGAAGGAAACCTCTTCCCAGGAATTTTCCAGCCATTCCAGGGGGGTTACCCATCCTACCGCCATAAACCTTCTCAGCGAGCTTCTCAGGGTCTCTGGCGAACGGTTCTGCACTCTCCTTAGTAGGAAATCTGCTAGGCCATACTTTCATCATAGCCTCAACGGAATAATTTAGATTTTCTCGAACATATCGAAAATTACCGCTTTCGTGTATTACCTGGCCTAAAAGATGTGCTGCACGTTCTGGACTAAGTGCATAATGCTTTTTTATAGCTCGTGCTGTATTTGGGCCAAATGATCCATCAGGTTTAGCGCCAATCTGCTTTTGAAAATTTGCTAATGCTTCACTCATTTTTTACTATCCGTCCCTTTTAACTTGTCGAAACTTCTTGCGCCAGCCATTCCAAGCATTCCTAAAAGCAAAGGCATCATAACGCTCATGTCAGCCTGTGGGATTATAACACCGAACCCGGCGCATATTGGGCTAACAATATAATTTACACCTAACCCTATTCCACCCAGCCATCCGATGAGTGGACGCCAGGACGATTGGAACCAGTTGCCCTTGGCGTCAGCTTTAAGTATTTCTAACTGAGCGAGGGCAAGCTCCTGGCTATGCTTATCAGCCATTGTAGCCACCTCGTGAGCTAGTTTAGCGGCCTGGTCCTTGTCTGGTATTACCTTATCGAGAATGCCACTTACGGGGCCTATCAATTTATCAATCAATTGTCCTTACTCCCTACATTTGTAAAACCATAATAACTTGCAACGATTGCAGCTATCGAAACATAGTAAATGTTACTCATGCTAGACAGCATTACTGAAGCTTGCGGTAACTCCATCCACTCAGTAAAAACAACACCGAAGGGAAAGAGCAACATGCCAAATAAACTAAACCAGCACATCCTACGTTGAGCATCTCTACGGGCATCATTGTCACTCATGATACGGCGGCGATCTTCCAACATTATTTCACGTTCTTCGGGGTCTATCTTCCCGTTGTCATTAAAATCATACTGTTTTTTCGGCATTTAAAAACCTCCTTGCAACTCTCAAGTCACTTGTTTGTATAACCACTTTACCGTTTTCTGTATATACGACAAACCTATTTCTCTTAACCTCGACAAGTCTCACCTAATCCAATCTCTAACGTCAATCCAATTCATGTAGTGTAGGTACGCCATTGAGCCGATTGCAGAAAACAACAGAAGCACAACTATCCCGGCAATAGTTATAGCCAATTCTTGCCTTTCAATTGCTTCTCGTCTGGCTCTAGCTTCAGCTTCCCTTTTTTCTTGCAACACTTCCCGTCTTATTTTGAGCAAAGTTTGCCAATGCGAGGGTCCTAATTGCTCTGAAATAAATTTTTTCAATTCCTCTTCAGCTTCAGCAGCCTGTCTTAATTTGGCAAACCGCTCCATAGCGATTGCGTTGACATTTGAGCCAGACACTCCTTTTTGTTGGAGTTTCTTTTTAGCATTATCAGTAGCATCAAAAAACTGCCCTATTTCTTTAGACAGACTTGCAACGGTTTTCCCGGCCATTAGAGAAGATTTCACAACGCCCAATATCGTTAAGGGGTCCATATTTACCTCCCGTCAGATAGTGCAGGGCTTCTTGTCAAATATTCTAAAGTATTTTCTAAAGTTTTTACTCTAGCTTGTAATTTCACGATCTGATTAAATTGCAGTAGAAAACCCTCCTGCGTTTCGTACACCTCGTCAAATTCGGACATTACATCCTCTAAGGTTTCTTCACCTTCTTCTTCAAGTTCTACGATATAATCAATTATTTCATCTATTTGTTCCGCATTTTGTTCAACATCTCTGATCAAATTGGTGCGGTCAGTAGCATTGTTTTCAATGGTCAAAGTTTCGACCTGTTGTGTAAGTCCTTCTATAATAGATGCTTGCCCAGAGGCATACCATATAGCCCCACTGATTGTTCCCACAGTAGCCACGACCATAGTTCCAGCAGTAAGGATATTTACCTTGGGCAGATCCATTTAGTACCCGTTAGCTATCAACTTACTATACTCACCAGAAGTAAGTTTTTTCTTGACATACTCTTGAAACTCTTTGGACCCTAGCTTTGCTCCACATTCTTTCATCCACATTTCGATCACAACAAAAGGTATAGATCCAACAAGTCTCATATCAGACTTACGGTTGTGTCCATCAATATTTCTTTCTTTGTTAAAATCTAAAATATCCTGGACATCCTGGCTACGATCAACAACCAGTTTATTATCTTCCCAATGATAGTTTGTTTTTACATCATTTTGCATTTTTCTTTTTAGCCTTTTTCTTTGGGGCTACGCCTCCAACCCAAGCTTCATTTGTTTCTGTAGTTGGATCATCTTTTTGCAATTGACCCTTACTATTTCTAGCACGTTTTGGCTTTTCTTCTGCCCGGATTGCTAATCCATTTTCAATCATTGCCCTGCCTTCTGCGTCTGTCACATCAAACTCTTCATCTAGCATAGCTTTTTTGCCATCCACAAAAGGCTGTCTATCACTAACAATTTTAATTTTCATATTAACCTCCTATTAGGTATGGGGGCTAAATCGCCCCCACTATTTTTATGATACGTCTGCAATTATCCCGTGGGCCTTTTCAGAAGTAACCTCAACGCCCCATTCTGCGCTGATTAATCTACGCTCTGACAAACCAGTACGGGCAAGTTCTTTTTGCGTTGCTGTTTGTAGATATGCAATTTTAGCATAATTTGGGTCCAAAACGAGAACATCCCTAGAACGGACGTGCCTTGCTGGAACGATTTCTAGACTTCCAAAATCAGAAATATAGATGTCCACAGCGGCTGTAAGGCGCTTCCCGTCCACTTCTTGGAACTTGGTAGCATTACCTGTGAAACCAGAAATGGTCTGCTTCTGGGACGCCCCACAAAGCACAATGCTAGGTTCTGCACCTTCAGTCCAACAATCAGCTACGACACTCTTCAACATAGCCTCAGTGATTGCTCTAGCTGTTCCGTCAGTAGCCGCTGCGTTTGGATAACCAGCAGAGCCAGATCCTGATGTTGTACCGTTAGCACCACCAGTACCACGATTTACGTTTGTGGTAAGGAATGCAGGAACACCAGCAGTCACACGAGCCGTACCAGATGCACCAGCATTGGCGGCAGCATTGTTTAAGCTCATTTTTTCCATATCGCGTTTTAGGGCCGCTAGAGCATATGCAACCTGTTTTGCAGTAGTCTGAGCGTCTGCCACACCAGAGACCTGGTTAGCGGTGTCAGAAACTTCTACGACCTTCGTACTGATATTTGAATAATTGGCTTTTCTTACTGCGTTATGGGGTGCATCGTTGGCTAATCCAGAGTCACCCTCGATTTTGGAATTGTTGTCCACAGCAGCCGCCAGATCCACTTCTGCCCACTCAAAGTAGGTATTAGAGATGTTGCGAGTGCCTACAGCCGCCATAAAAGGACACTCTGTTGGACTTATAGATGTTAATGCACTTGAAAGATCTTCTTTAATGATACTTTCTGAGTACGTTTCGTTTGTATTAGCTGTTACAGCCATGATTTAGTCTCCTAGACAAAAGTTAAGATAATAAAAACCTAGCAACATCATCGACACTGCCAGTTTTCTCCATTTGCGATTTTAACTTTTTAGCTTGTGAAACTTTCCCAGCGTTTGCTGCACGTTTAGCTGCTGGCTTAACTACTTTCCTAGCTCCCTCTACCTTTTTCTCAGCTTTGGACTTACTAGTTTGTAGCTCTCGCCATTTTAAAGCATCATTTAAAATACGAACTTCTTCAGCAGTTTGAACAGTTCCAATCATCTCATCTGTCAGATTGTAATGTTTTTTTGCTTTGACGGTCATATCTTGTATAATTTCAGCTTTCTTTTCAGGATTACTAAACTCAGGCATCCACTCCGCCAGGCGCATGGCCTCTTGGCTAAGACGTTCATCGTTTAATCTTTGTTGCTCCTGTGCTTCACGTTGCGCTACAGCCCTTGCTTGTTGCTCAAACTGTTGGCGCTTGTCTACAGCCCTTCGATATTCCGCTTCCTTTTCCAAGAAACCTATAGGGTCACTGCTACGCAGTTCCTCGCTTGGATATTGTGGGACTTGCGGCACACCTTCCGCTTGGACTTGCTTCATTAATTGCATTAAAGCTTGTCGCTCTTGGGTGGTCTCCTGTTGTAGCCTCTCAATTTCTTTCTTTTGATTAGCAACATTCGCCATACCCTCTTGGATATACTTTTGACCAGAATAACCTCGTGTCAGTTCTGCAAGGTCTACCTGTCTTTCTTCACCGTTAACTTTTACAGTGTAAAGAGGCTCTTGCTCAACTTCGGGTTCTTCAGCTACTTCATATTCCTCATCGTCAGAATATTCTTCACCATCGTCTGACGCTTCAATGGCATCCTCTTCAAGCTCCACAACCTCTTCTGTTTCGGTCTGATCGACATCAGTTGCCTCCACAGCTTCTGGCTCTGGTTCAGTTGGATTTTCTACAGTTGTTTCAAGTAAACTTGCGGCCACTGCATCCATATCTCTGCCGTCTATTGGGTTAGTCGTTTCTTCAGCCACGGTGCTTTCCCTTATGTTTTAAGATCTCTATAGCATCTACATCTGCCTTTAATGAGACCTCGATTGCATTTAATGCCCTGAGAATGGCATGAGCGTCCTCACGGATCTCCACCTCATCGGCGCTACTATTTGCAAAAACATTCATTTGATGTTGTCGCAAATCCCTTATGGTTTCTATAAACCAATCATTTTCTAACAGGCTTTTTGATCGTCTAGCCCTTATTTCTAAATCAACCGCCATTCATACCCATCATTGCTTCGTTATGTTGACGTGTTGCATCTTGTTCTGCCTTAATGCCCTGGACGTCTACAGCCGTTCCATACTTACCTAATATTTCTGCCACTTTTACTGCTAAGTTCTGTACCATTTCATCACGCTGCAAATCATCTTTCATAGCTAGTTCATGCATTTTGTACTGATTATCCATTTGTGCTTTAGCCATGTCAACTTGTGCGTTTGTTTGTGTTTTAAACTGTTCTGCTTGCATTGCCATTGCCATTGGATCTGGCTGCTGCCCCTGCATCATAGCTTGTTGTTGTGCTTGCTGTTGCTGCATCATCAGCATTTGCTGCTCTATTTCTTCAGTCATTGGCTGGTAATATCTTTCTGCGTTTCTAATACCGCCCAGAGCCAACATATCAGCTAGTGTGTTTCTTATTTGCGTCAAAGTAACAACACCGTTCATTGGCCCATATGCAGTGTAAATCTGTTGCTGTATAGCTAATGTTTGCTGTAAGGCTGCTGCACGTTCGTTTTGTCTACCTGTTCCTATTCCTACATTAACAACTAAATCCATTTCTGGATTAAATGATGTAGGATCTATCGGAACAAAATCACCGTTAACACGCATTACTTGTTCTTCATCTACATTTTTGACAAATAATTTAAGCATCAGTGAAAACAATTGACGCATACCACCTTCAGCCAAGTTTCTTGCAACTACTTCAGCTTGACCAGCCTGGCCCTCCATAGACGCCGCAACACTTGTTGCCGTTGCACTTTTTAACACATCAGGATCTAGCCCTTGTGCCATTTTGCTTACGCCAGTTTTGTTATCTACTAACTGGTCAAAGTATTGTAAGGCCGGGAGTGTTTGTGCTGCTGTAAAAGGTATTGCCATTTCTTTCATGGCATTTAAATTTTTAACTCGCACAATGCGTCCGACTTCGTTTGATAAAACGTCTTCTGTTGCAACCTGACCATCGACTATCTGTAAGCCCGGATTGTTAACCAAAGCAGCATTATCCAAAATACCTCTTAGCATCGAGGTTGCTGCGTCCTGGTCTGATATACACAAATCAACAGTTGAAGTGCCAAAGAAAGCATGAGGTTCTGGGTCAACCTCAAAAATAGCGTATGGTGTCTCGTCAGCTTCATAAAAATCTAACAAAGTATAATTAGAGCCAGCGCAAATAAATTGATAGAGTTGTGGCTTGCCAGTACCCTCAATGTCTAATTTCATAAATGCTGTTGTAACGGTAATTTTCTTTGACGATAAACTTTCGTTTTCATCATCTGCATCACTTACCGTATATCCCCGGCGTTCAAATTCAGCCTCGTCATCAGTAACTGAATATTCAGTGTTGTTAACATCTTGAAGTTCTTCCTCAGTAAATCCCATAGCAAATAAATCAGCCATAGTCATATCTGATGTATGACCACAAATATAATACTCTGAAATACTTCTTGCAGATCTATCAACGAAAAAATCCTCCGGTGGAATTGATTTTACCGCTAAATCTCCATCTGGTAATGATCGGGATATTTTTAGATCATGTACTGCTGCATCTGCATCTATTCCATCTTCACTAATTTTTGTCACAGAAACTTTTTCATGCTCAATAACTTCTACATCATCGCTTTCAACAATTAAGGTAAATTCCTCATCACTCAAACCAGTGTAAGTTTGTATATCCGTTTTAACCCGGTCATCATAATAGACATATGCAATACCTGTTTTTTTAACCATCGCATCCTGAAAAACGTCATTAATTAATTTATAACCATCTAACTGTTGGAACTTATAGTTAATAAATTTTGTAGCTTGTTCAGCAGCCTGGGCATCCTCTGGACCTCTAGGAACAAATTCTACGGGCTTTTCACTGGCTAAGAACACACGCTGTAAAGACGGTTTTAATCCTCTAACAACATCCCGGCACTTACTGCTAACGACACTGCTTCGCCCTTCTTCAAAACCTAGATCTGTTTCTAAATCAAAGTATCGTTGCGCTTTTAAACGCTGTGGATGTATTTCTGCATCTATAAAATCTACAGCGTCTTGGATAGCTTTTGAGACAATACTTTCTATCTGTAATTTATCTAATGGCTCTAAATGCATTTACTTTCCTTTACTGTAACAGTCCCCTAAGTTCTTCTCTAGCTACGTCCTGACCACCACCGCCAAAGCCTATAAAGATTGCATTTGCTAATGCCCTGTTTTGTTCTGCTGTAGGTCTTTGACCTAATCTAGCTTGCTCTAATATTCTAAGCGCATCAATAGCTTGATCTGTGCCTTGTCTTGTAAGAACCTCTGCAATTTCTTCATATATTGCATTTTTACGGTTAATACTCATTTCATCAGTAAACCCGGTTATTTCTGAAACTATCTTTTGCGCTGCCTCAAAAGGTTTACCTTGAAGCAATGAAGTTGCAGGACCTGGCTCTATTATTTTATCAACATCACCTTGAATGGCTTGCCTTATTGCTGTTTTAGAATTTTGATTGAAAGCAGACCTTACAATTGCTGTCTGTGCTACTTCATCTATCTGTTTCAGTAATTCATCAGCTTCATCACCCATAACTAATTTAATTTTAGTACGAGCGTTTTCTGATGATGTAAGCTTATAAAAAGCATCTAATTGTCTAGCCTCTAAATCTGGATCACTAGGAACAGCTTTTACATCACCTAACACTTGTTTAATGTAAGTTCTCATGCCCATTTTTGCAGCTTCTCTTTGTGCAAAAGTTGGGTTTGGTCCTATTGTTTCGTAAACATTTTCGACACCGGTTTTTGCTCTTAATGCTTCATTACCAATACGATATGCATTTTGTTCAGCAATTTTATCTCCACCTAAGTTTACAGCTTTATTATAAATTTTTACACCATCTTGATCAACGACAGCATCACCAATAGCCTGGCGTAAATCTCTAGCCAATCTATTATATCGTAGCCCCTTAGTGGTAAATTGTAGTGTAGTAGCATCTCTGTTTTGTTCAGCTAATGTCTGTAAAGATCTTTTTAAATAATCTAGCTGTATTACATTAGGTAATTCTGTTTTTTCTATAATATTACCAGCATCATCTACACGGATTAACAATTGTGCATTGTTAATACCATCTGCCAACATATCTGCATTAGCTTCTTCAAATGCTTCTTTCAAAGTTTTATTGTCTACTCGTTTAATTACATTTAAAACGTCAGCACCTTTACTACCCGTTCCATAATCAATTGATGTATTATACGCTGCTTGATAAGCTTTATTTCTTGCTTCTTTTGTTCTGCCAGAAATAACTCTTTGTGCCTCTGTTGGGCCTTTAAAACCTTCTCCAAGAGTTTCATCTAATGTTCTAGATAAATCACCTGAAACAGCAGCAGCCCTATTTTCTAATGCATTTCCTATAATTTGCCCGGCATCATTAACACCTGAATTACCAGCAGCGTCTGCTAATGCTCTTGCTGCAACACCGCCATCAACAAGCATACCGTTTTCGCCAGCCCTCTGCACTTGTGCAATTGCTGTATTAATATCACCGCCCATGTTAAAAGCGTTTTTAATAACAGCCGCTGCGTTTCTGCTTATACCTAACGCTGCACCAATAGCTTTTACATCTGAAGCTCTTACAAACTCCATAAGATTTCTGCCACCAGCAGCCAAAGGAGCCGTTGCTCCACCTAATGCAAAACCTCCTGCACCGCCAAAAAAAGCACCCTCGCCACCAGCTTGCAGTCTATTACCATCTTCCGCTTGACCAGCACCCATAATACCGCCCTGCGTAGCACCTGATGCCATTCCAGCAATTGCACCTCTGCCCATGTTGCTCAACATACTATTGTTTGGATTGCCAGCAAAATACTCTGCTAATTTAGGAAATTTTTTTGCTAACTTATATGCTTCTCGAATACTTATTCCAGCTTGTATTGCTAAACTTTCTAATGGTCTTTCAGTCTGCATTGCATTATTTAAGGCTCTTATGCCTTGCGCTGTATCTTTAAATCCAAAAGCTTCAATCACCTCATCTGTAAAAGAACCAGCACCAAAACCTATGGCTTGCATACCAGTAGCTACTCTAGCACTCAAAGGGTTTTCTTGGATTAAACCTTGATTAATCATGCTTTGAGACAAATCCCCGGCAGAAACTTTTCCAGATATAAACTCATTTATTTTATCTTGATCTTGTGTAGAATATCCCGGTGAAACTAATGACCGTGTACCGTCTGGAGCTATTACTACAGCTTCTTGATTGTCTTTGCCGCCCCTCAGTGCATTGCCGTTTTCATCCTCTGCAACGAAAGTAGCTGTAGCCAAATCTAAATTATCAGATTGTTTAAGGGCATCTTCTGGACTATCAGCAACAATTCTAGCTAATTTGCCATTTTCTTTTATTCTGACATAATATGCTTTTTTAGCCATCGCTGCCTCTTAGTTTTCTATTGTGTTACCATTACTTGACTGGTTAGCTTGTTCTTTTTTTAATCTTTTTCGTTCTTCATCATATAAATCTTTATTATTATAAAGTGGATTGAGTTGTGATGCTAACTGATCTAGTTGTGCATTAAATGCTGCACCCTCTGGTCCAGAAGCAGCTATTAATAACATTGCAGCTTGCTCTCTACGCTGTCGCTTTTCGTCTATTTGTCTTTGACTATCACCGGGAACAGGAAAATATTGTCTATTTGCGCTTTCAAATTCACTTTCAGCGATTGCAGCACCTGACTCACGCCTAAGAACAGCATTAACAAAATCGCGTCTTGCATCATCATATGATTTAAAATTTTCATTTTGCAAAAATCTGCCAGCCCCAAAAGGAACAAAATTTAGTGCATTTTGGAAAAAATCTGTTCCTGCAAGTTCAACACCAGAAAGTATATCATTTGCTTTTTGAACCCTTCGCCCAAAAGTTAATGCATTACTTTTATCTTGATTTAAATCAGGGGTTCCTATTGTGATTTTATTTCCAGCAGCATCTGTATAGGTAAATCCTGCCATTGAACCACTGCCTGATTTATCTGAAAAAACAGGTTTTCCAGTTGCCCTGTCAACTAACGTATTCCCAACAACCACATAATCGCCACGTTGTGCAGCTAAATAAGCTGCGTAAACTTGATTGATAGGAACACCAGCGTCTATAGCCCCTGCAAACGCTGCGCCTCCTGGCAATCCTTTTAAATATTCTACTGTTCTGTTTCTTTGGTCTTTTTCTTTATTTTCTTGATATTGCGCTATTGCTTGCTCTCGTATGCTATCTCCCATTCTAGCTTCTGGCAAAATAAGAGCATCTAGACCCATACCAAATCTTTGCATTGGGCTAAAAATTTGATCTTCTCTTCTTTTATTAAGACCGCCTAAAAAATCTAGTAAACTTGCCATAATTTATCCTTTTACCTGGGAAACATACTTGCGCCTAGTTGAAGATAATTAAACAGGCCCGGCTGAAATTGACTTGTTTGACCTGTCATATTTGGCTGACCAGATATTGTCTGTAACAAAGTATTTAAACCTTGCCCTGGACCACCTGTGTAGCCTCCGTATTGGCCTTTTGTTGCATTGATAAGGTTTTGCATCATTTGTTGCTGCATAGCGCCTTGTTGCATTTGCTGAGTGTTAACAGCTTGCCCCATGTTAAAGGCTTGTTGTCCTGCATTTTGCAATCCTGATGCAGCATTAAAAGCATTATTCATTGCCTGACCGTAACCCTGCTGACGTAATGCGCCAACTTTATCTAACGCTTGCTGTTGGTAACCCTTGCCTAGTTCTGCCATTGCAATGCCATGCCTGGACCCACCAAATGCCCCGGCTTTTTGCGCTTGTGCATCTAGATTGTTCATTGCTATTTGTGAAGCTTGACCGACATCTCTTAATGTTGTGTCAACCACTTGTTGATTATAAGGGTTCATCATACTAGCAGCCGCTGCACCTGGGTTCGAATAAGTGTTCAGTGCTTGCTGATTAGCCGTAGAAGCCCTCATGAACGGATTTGCAGTAGGTTGAACCATATTTGGATTTGCACCACCAGCCATTTTACTTTCCTCTTCTGCCTTGTCCTTGCATTTCTAGTTCAACGGGCTGATTGCCCGGCGTTCTTGATCCAGCTTGACCTGTCATTGGGTCAATTAAAAAACTGTCAAGATAGCTTGCCTGACCAGGACGCCTTTTTGCCAACTCATCGACAGCCGCATCGAAACCTTCACCTGAAGAATACCCGGTCATGCCACCCATTGTTTTTGCTTCAGGCAAATATGATTGACCTCCGCTCGTTGGCATTCCAAAAGCCGAGGCCATCATATCTGTTCCCTCAAATGATGCATTTTGCAAAGGACTGAAACTCGCAACATCTGGCCCGTAATAGGGAACATATCCCGTAGCAGATAAATCTGTCGCGGTTCCAAGAGCCTGTTGTAAACCTGTTTCCGCAAAGGCTGGTAAATTTGCCTTTTCTGTTTTAGTGCCGCCCGATCTGCCACCCATTAATCTATCTCCTTTTGAAAATTAGCATACAATAATTTCCAACCTTGTGGTTCTAATGGTTTTTTCCATCCTAATCTGCCTGACATTGTAGCTGCCTCGCATCCATGACTTTTAGCCCAAATTTTCACATCGTCATTCATATCTAATATCTGATCCAACTCTCCACCAGCTAAAAATATATTTAACACTTTCTTTCTTGGGTATATCACAATCTCTGTCACAATGCACCCCCTCTCGCTAGGCCAAAGTTGCATACGGCTAGATCTAATACCATCGACTATATCTTCAAACTCGTGTGTGCCTCCAGTATACTCTAATGCAGCCTCTATCCAGGGCCGACATCTTTCTATTTCGTTTACAACAATATCTTTTGCCATCTAGTATGTAGACAGTGCTACCCTCTTCCAAATTGCTGTACTGCCATCATGTGAAGCCGTACAAATGTAAATATAATTAGTATCCCAAGCTATCATTCCTGCTACATCACCAGCCGCACCGACACTTGAATTAGGTGTTGTCTGCTTCATAGCAACTTGCTTAAAAGCGTTTTGCGCTGAAACGACAGGATAATTGTTTTCGTCATCCCAAAGAAAAATACCGTTTTCACTAGGGTTATCATCACTTGTTTTAAAATATAATTTACCAAGATTTCGTGTTAGAAATAAATTAAGCTGTCTGCCCCATTGTCTAACATCATCCCCTAGTATTGGTGGCGTTACTGGCATCAGCGCCTACCCCCTGCCTTAACTTCTAATCTCATGACGCCTACACGCCAATCAGTGTTCTGATCACCTTCAACACGCATTTTAACTTGTCTGCCAGTAAATCTTACTGAAGTTGGGTTAGAAGGGTTAAATGGGCCAAAAGTACGTTCTGTATCGTTAGGATGAAATCGTGTTTTGAATTTTAAATCCACATCACCTTGGGTTTTTTCATCCGTTATGATTTCAGTAACTTTTGCAACCTGATCACCGTTACCAATGCTTACTGGCCCTGTTTCGCAGAAAATAGACGAACCCTCGTAGTTAAAACCTATTTCGTGGTTCATAATATCTGTCTTTGCGCCATGTTTAGCCATGAATGGATATGCAAAAACACCGCGACTTACGCCTGAAGTTCTTGATAAATTACCTATAAGCCAATGACCATCTTTAAAATCATAAGCTACATAACGATCTATTTCTGTAGATCCAGACGAACAGTAAAACCACCAGATTTCGTTGTTTGCACCGTTGACCATACCCCAAACTTTTGACTGTTGCGCTTGGTTGAAATCATTAAACACATAATCTTGAACATCACATTTTAATGTTTGAACGCTGTTACCATCGAAGTAATGGAAATTTTCTTGACCATACCAAAATGCACCTTGGTCAGTTGCTACCGCACTTAATCTAGATACTGCCCCACAGTTAGTTCCTACACGCTGAAAAGAATACACATAGGGGGGGCCAACATATTGGGCCATGTGAGCGTCTGTGTCAGTGATAATTAATGTAACGCCTCTTGTTCTAACGCCACCCATGACCTGACCACTAGTCGCTAATTCTATGTCCCCACTTTCGTTATTTACGGCTGGCGTCCACTGTGTATTGTTTTCTTTATCGCACCACTGAACCTTACGACTATTGCCACCAGCACCTAATGCAAAAATAAAGCGTTCTTCCGTTACAACTATACCTTTGTTGTTAATAGGTGCGTTTGTTAGCGGTTCTGCAACCGTCTTTTGCTTTAATGATATATTATCAATATCAAAGTTTGGCGTATTGTAAGCTTGCGGTATTATTTCAATTTTAACAGTTGTATCATCTGCGCCAAACCTAAAGACGTTTGATCCAACAACTAAAGTTTCATGCACATGAACCGTTGTGCTAGTCGTGCCAGTTACCTTAATTTTGACGTTAGGAACAGTGCTTGCATCGCTATCATCGTTAGGGTCTATCAAATCAACGGTAACATCGTAGCTGTCTTGTATGTCAGGTGTAACAACTAGACCACTGACTGTTTGGTCTAAATTACCAAAATTTACTCGTTGCAGTTGGTGCGTAGATCCTATGTCTTGTCTAATTACATGGCTTGACCCAATATCTAAATCAAAAGAGTGGTTAGTTCCTAATGCACCAGCAGGAGCCGTGAGGTTAATCGCAGCCCCACCAGACGTTGCCGCTAATTTTATTGCATCGTGTCTAACATAAATAACAAAGTAATTTGTACCAGTTGTTAAGCCACCTATGTCTGTGCCGCCACCGTTAGAATAAGTGACTTCATTTCCGTTAACAAAACCATGATTAGCGATTGTTATTTCATCTGTGTTGTAGTCTATAGGCCCAGCCGAAGCGACAGTAGTAATACTCGAACCCATCCCTGCACCATGCACCGAACAAACGTAGGTCAGGCCACTAGCAGGGGCAGATAATGGCACTGCAAAGGTCACACTAGCGCCTGACGTTCCAGGGGTTCCCGTTGTGGTCACCCCTAAAGTATAATTTGCACCACCATTTTGAAACACTAACGGATGACCACTATTAGAAGCATCGGACATATCAAAAGTATAGGTTGTGCCTCTAATCAGCGTTAGAGTAGGTGCAGTGACGCCACCGAAATGAAACCTATTTACACCACCCACATTAGCCACTGTTACTGTATTGGTTGTTGGGCTAACCGCTGCGCCATTCGGATCAAAAGAAACATTTAAATCAGCCGTAAGATCTATAGCTGCACCACCACTCGTTGCCGCTAACTGAAACTCTGTGCCTGAAGCGTTGATGATAAAATAGTTAGTATTGTTAACCAGACCGCCAATGTCTGTTCCAGATCCGTTAGAATAAGTAACTTTGTCACCGTTAGAAAATGTGTTGGACGTAACAATTTTATTATTGGTTACATCTTTTACAGCATTATCATCAGCGTCAAAAGTAACTTGCTTGTTTGCTGACAGATTAATAGCAGATCCACCGCTTGTTGCGGCAAGCTTAAACGTGTTTGTAGTTGCAGAAACTATGAAATAATTTGTTCCGTTAGTCAGGCCATCTATAGCGGTTTGTCCAGTTGGCACGACATAAGTAACCTCGTCACCATTTGCAAAACTATGTCCTGTTATTGTTATTGTGTCATTTGCCACATCAATAATAGCTGTATCATCTGCATCGAATAAAGGCTTGTATTGTGCATATACGGCAACACCGCCAGAGATTGACCAGTTAGTTCCTTTATTCCAACTACTATCAGATGCGTAATCACCATTAGCCACTAACTCAGCACCAATGGTGGTTGTTAAATCCCACTCCCAAATACGCCCATCATCGTTATGCAAACCAACTAAATTTTCACCAAAGTTATCTAGCTGCCATGTTGTAGCCTCTTGAGGAACACTATCGCTAGTTACTGATCTTGGTTGACCATAGTAACCAGTACCATAAAACCCAAACCCGTAACCAGTATTAACAGCCGCATCTTCACGACCAGCCGCTAAATCGTCAGGCGTAATATCATAGCAAATTCCTGCACCTGTCATTGCCACTAATTGGTCATGTGAGCCACCAGCCACCCACGCAGTACCATCGTTAGATTGCCAAGAGTGCATACCCCTGACAGGGTTATTAGCAAATGCCGCCTTTCGTGTTGTCCACCCACCAATAGGTTTTAAACTACCATCTAGCCACCGGACCAGGCTTCCATCACGCCATCTATTTGACGCCTCAAATTCTGTGCCGTTTCTATAAAATCCTGCTGGTAATTTAATTGGGACTAGTGACATAAACCGACATATCCTCGTTTGTTACGTTGTGAACAATTAACAACTCACCGTCTTCTACCTGACTATCAAAATATTTATCGACAGCTAACCACCGCCCGTATGACGCTCTCATTAATCTTATTTTTTCAGCAACATTGTCTTCAGAAACTTCTGTGTAGTTGTCAGCATCATTAATTGAGAAAACATTATAAACTGTTTCAGAGCTATCTAATTCGTTTATTTCTGCATCTGTTAAAGGATTACCATATGCGTAAGCTACAATCTCATTACCATCAATACGAAGTGTCTTACTACTTATAGAAGGCTTTACAACACACCAATCAGTAGGATTATTGTCTAACCTGGCTTTCATAGCGGTAACAGCTTCCTGCACTTCATCTACAGTTTCGTAAGCTACTTGGGCATAAATATATCTAGTCATTATGTGCCACCGTAAATTGTTCCACTATTGCTAAGAGTATAAGAAACGCCGCTATCATCTACAGCCTTACCAGCGTCACCGCCTTGAGATTGGTTAGATGCAAAAGCACCACGATAACCTCTGCCTCCTGATGACCCCCAGCCGCCGCCACCGCCACTCTCACCTGAGTACCCGTAGCTTCCCCCGTTTTCTCCAGCTTCACCGCCAGCGCCGCCATAAGGATTAGTATTATTTGGATAACTAATAGTGTGTCTCGAACCAGGCAAAACTCTGCCGCCACCATAACCACCGCCTGATCTTTGGTCTTCATCAGCGGATGCTACACCCGACCCACCAGCATCGTTTGTGTAGTTTTTAGACCATTGCCCCCAAGTAGGAGAGTTTGATACTGAAACTGTCCACGATTGCTCGTTTATTCT